CTCGCGCCTTTCTGCTCATATCCAGACTTTCTCGTAGCAAACTGAGCAAGCCCAGTTATAGTCCAATGGATCATCCTCGCTCATTTGGACCCGATAACCTGCATAACTGGCAAGTCGAATATCGCACCAGTCGCATGTCACAGGCGAACCGTTGGGCTGACCTGTTTTATCTTCCATAGTCGGTCGCCTTGTTCTCAAATACCCACTTTCCGCCTACAAACTTGGCCCAGCGTGGCTCGCATTGATCTTGCTTGCTACGTGATGGACAGGTATAGCCCAGGAATGGGCGGCCTGTTTTACTGGTCCCTTCCCGACGCTGCATCGGGCCATGAGAACACTCGAAACCTTCGAGGGTGGTCCCCAGTTCACGCTCGAGATTGTCTAAAACTGCCTGCTCGTTTTGGAAAGCTGTCGTCTGCTCGGTGTCCCAGACAAACGTTTCAGGTTCGTTGGGCACTTCCTTGACGGCCTCGGCTGGCTTGAATGGGTGCTCCACTTTCAACCCTGGGTCGCCCTTCTTGTAGGTCTCAATGGTGCCGCCCTGTGCGAAATGCTCTTTACGCTTGAGCTGCTCTTCTGAGTATGCGACCTGCTTCATACTGTCTTGAGTAGCTGTTTTCTCAGCAGCCTTGAGTAGCAGGATGCACCTACCGATAACGCTGGTAGCTGTGTCTTCGACATACCACCGAGCCATGTTCTTCGGGTAATCCGCAGCCTTTCCTCTGGCCAGGTTACTTACTGCCGGTTGCTCGTCTTTGTAATCCCTGTAGAGATCACAACGGACGAGGATTTCCTGATTATCGGCGTTGAAGTATTCGGTTTTGAGGTCAATCCTCCCGGTTGGGAAGTTGTCCTGATACCACCGATTGAGGCTTGCCACGTCCTCATAATTGTCAAGATTCCATGCCATCTAATTCCTCTTTCCCTAGTGCGTAGTCCAATTGTTGCCTAAATGTCCAAACTGTTCCATCATGTCGTAATTGTGCGAAATTCGCACAGTCTTGACAGTAGTTACGTGTCATTCCTTTCCGGGCCTTTGTCTCAGAGATCACTTGCCAAACTGCTGGCTTTTGAGCTTTGAAACTGTCCTTAGGGTAGACTAGCTTGCAAATGTCACACCAGATGCTTTTCGTCTGTAGTTTCCTAATCGGCATACTGGTCGCTTGTCGCTATCTCAGCGCTTAGGGCCGCATATGCGACCAAGTCCACGTAGCTATCTCTGTTTGCGTGACCTGCAGTCTGGGCGAGTCTGCTGATCTTTGTGAGTGCCATACAGATAGCGACCTGGTCCGGCGTGATGTGCGTATCCAGATACGTGGACCATAACTCAGCGATTCTTCTATGGTTTCTGACTGGACTACCGTAGATGTTACCTCTGGTACTACGGATAGCTGACGCTTCATCGAGGACTTCTTGCGCTGTGATCGTTTTGGGCGAGTCGTTTTCCATCTCTAAATCCCTTCCAGTACCAATTCTCAGTAATAGCTGTGTAGAGCAGTCCCAGGACTGGGATAGCTATAAGTGCGATTATGTAGTAAATAGCTAACGGATCGAACCCCATGGCGGTCATTTGACAGCCTCGCTATTAGCTAGGTTCTGCAGGTTGATATAGGCCCTGCGGATAAGCCTCTCGGCTGCCTCCAGGTCGTCAAGCTCGTTGATAGCGACCTGAGCGCACTCGAGGTTATTGTTTACAGCGTTCAGGTAATATTTGGGCTTTCTGATCTTCGTCTAATGTTTCGATTTGCATTTTAGGCTCATTTCCGCCGATACGTTCGACCGGCTTGGCCTAAGGTACTCCCTAGAGTGCCGGATAGCCCCGGCGTGTCGATAACGATTTCATAACGAAATCCGAGGCTGTGTCCCAGTCGTCTATGTGGTCGTCAATGGTGCGAACAACCGGGACAATATCCTCAATCACTTGTAGCGCTTACCCTCGAATACAAAGCTACCGTCTGGGTTCATAGGCACTAGGACCGGGTAAAAACGCGAGCCTTCCAGGTAGCCCACGACAAAGCCAGGCTGCCAATTCGCATAGCCTCGCGTGTAGGCCATTCCTGGGCTAGAAAGCGAAACCAGGTTGCCCACTTCTACACCCCATAGAATTCGCCCATAATTGCCTTTATAGGCCTCAGAATGGCTTGATAGTCCTAATCTATGGGTATGGCCCTGAACGACGCTCCTACCGGCCCTGAGAGCCGAATTTAGGGCACTCTGGCCGGGCTTGTTGGACAAGGGTGCAGTATCACCATGAATAGCGATCCATCCAGGCGCGAAACCTACCCCTTGAGGGTGATAATTGATACCCATCTTGTCGTAGCCCATGAATCGGTGATAGGCCATTTCAGGGAGCTTGGTAAAAGCTGGCAGCCGATTCATGAGGCTCTTGTAAACGCGAGCGCCATGATTAGAACCCACGACGTCGGTTACGCCTAGCAATTCGAGAATCTCCTGGGTCCAGGCCCGGTCGTCGTCTATGTTACCCATGGCCTCTTCCAGTACGTTTGCTCCGTTGCGAAGCTGAGGCAGGTCAATTTCGTCGCCTATCTGGATTGTCCGGTGAGGCTTCCACTTAGCAAGAAAGCGAGCCATGGAATTGACCATAGGCTCGCTGTGGTATGGGACTTGTAAATCCGGTATGAAAGCTATTCTGCGTATGCTAATAGTCTTCCTCTTCCTCGTCGTCATCGTCCTCGACCGGACGTTCAGGCGCAGAGATTACCCAATCGGGCAAAGACTGTTCTAGAACGTAAGAAGTGATAAGCGCATCTTCCCAACCGGCGCGTTTCATCGACTCGGTTGCTTCATGGATGCGTATCGCCCATAGGTCAAGGGCGGTGATAGGTTTCGTGCGTTTAGCGGCTCGTTCTTTTGCGCGCAGGCTTGCGAGCTTTTGCGCCTTTGTTTTCTTTTGAGCCACGTCCGCCCCTTTCATGCATTAGTTTGGCATAAATGTCCGACTGCCTGGTGGATAACACGCTAAGGTCCGACTCGATCTTGTCCATTCGTGTCGTGAACTGGTGACTGAGCTCGAGAACAAACTGGTGAACCGTCCATCGCAACGCGGCTACAAACGCACCAAGAATCCCGATGAGACCAGCACTCAGGCCGACCCACTCCGCCGGTGTCACTTTTTGAAGGGCTTGGCATATCCAAACAAACCAGACACTACAGCCCAAAGAATCGCCCGGTAATCAAGTTCAAAGTTAGTAGCTGCCCAGGCCGAAAGAAAAGCTCCGGCTGCGAGGACTATCGGGTGTTTTAGTTCGTTAGGCAAGGTCTCCTCCTAGCATAGGGACATTGAAGAAGCGGCCGTCCAGGTCGCCTCGTTTACTAAAGCTTATGTGAGCGTGTAACCGGTGAGGATTACTGCCACGGTACTTACGCCATCGCCAACCGTATAATGATGAGCATATTCGGCCGTCGAAGATAATGTATGAAATGCGTCGGCCTGGTCCCCCTCGTTTGGCATATATTCGAAGCTGATCGACCAAGTCGTGCATTTGCTCGTCTCTTCCCAACTGAGCTGATACATCCAAGGCGCGTACCCAGCCCTCAGCATCCGGGATAGAGTTTGGCATCGTCCTCGGTGATCCCTAACTTGGCGAGCAGTTCAGCCTTCTTGGCTGCCTTCTCTGCTTCCTCAGCCAAACGTGCTGCCTCGGCTGCCTCAAAGGCAATCCGGTCAGCCTCGCGTTGCGCCAATTCTTCTTCGGTCAGTTCGACTTCCTCAACCACACCGGTTGAGCAATCTACGACGAGTTTGGTGGTCATGTGTCTCCTTATGATTTCGATATGCCGTAAAGAACTGCGGTTGAATGTTGGTTGAGTGTGCCGCTGCCTGCCGTAATCTTCAGCGAAGTGATGGCAGCGGTGTTAGACCAAAGAAGGGCGTAAAGTTGAGTGTAAGCAAGAGTGGCGTTATTTTCTGTGACTAAATCCAACGATGCGCTTTTATTGGTGCTTCCTGCGTAATTAGGAACATAAATTGACCCGTTGCCAAAAGTTGAAACGGTGGCGTTAGCACCTACACCGTCAGTAAAAAAATGATTTCCCGATAATGAATTTGATACCGCAGTCGAGCCATCTCCGTAAAGATTTCTTTGACTGTATCCTGTGGTTGTATTGTTGAAAGTAATTTGTAGTTGCTGATAAACCTGCGCCTGTGATCCTCTTATCGAGAACACGCAATGAATGTCCGTGTAGGTTGCCGGGATTGAAGTCAGGTCGATTGAAGCCGCCCCACCAGCCCCAACGGTAACGCTGGCAATTTTCTTATATGTGACCGGCATGGTTACTCCGCTTTGATTCCGTAGAGGGTGAAGGTGGAGCCGGTGGCAAGTGCCTGATTATTGACCGCGAAGCGAATCGAAGTGATGGCAGCGGTGTTACGCCATAAACCAACATAACTCATGACCTGACCTGCCGGCGAGTTGTATCTGGAGATGGCGGTTTTGTTGGTCGTAGTATTTGAGTAATTCTGAATCTGAATGATGATGTTTTGACCGGCATCATTGGTTCCGTTGTAGCCCATTTCCATCGCGGTTGTATTTGATGCCCTTGCCGAAGATGCGGCTGATCCGGTTCCTTCGAGAAGCGTGTAACTGTAATTTGATCCCGAATCAGAATTGAACCGGAGATTCATGCCGCCAAAAATCAAGGTAGTCGAACTGAATCGACCAACCAAAATCAGATCCGTAAATGATCCGCTAATGCTTGTAAAATTGATTTCGGTTGCGCTGGAACCAAGCGTAGTTGTCGCAATCGGCTCATAGGTCTTTGGCATGGCTACCCCTTGATTCCGTAGAGGGCGAAGTGGGAGTATTGAGCAAAGTTATTTGCCGACGGAAAAATTTTTATGCTTGTAATTGCACTTGTAGATGACCATAAAAAACTAGACAATAAAAGAACGCCACTGCCGTTTTTATCGCGACCAATAAGAGCCCTTACGGTTTTGTTTTTGTTTGTGTTTGTATAATCCAAAATGTCCATGACGGTAGTGCCAAAAATTCCTGATGTCGAAGTAGCAGCCGGGACGTCGTTTAGGACAATTTTAGTTTGACTTGTTGCCGAGCCTGCGCCTGCCGTTGATCCATCTCCATAAATAAAGTGCCGAGTGTAATTGCTTCCTGTGTCGGAATTGATTTGCATATGAACCTCAACATCCCCGCCGTTGAACGTTCCGCGTCCAAGATATCTAATTTGCAAATGCTGGAAAGTGCTAGGTATAGAAGTAAATTCTATATTAGCCGAGCCACCAGCACCCACGGTGACGGTTGCGATGGACTCGAAATCGGTCGCGGCTTCCCCTCCATCGGTTATAGCAGCGACAATATTGCCGATCATTACGAGACTGCCCCGATTACTCGCCAAGTGTTAGCGGCGGTCTTCACACACACGGCTGCGCGGTTCACGGACACCTTAGGGCTTGCGCTGGTCGCACCGGCTGATGTGACTGTCGTAGTTCCTGCTGTGACTGCTTGGATGGTGGTATCGGCTGTGCCGGTGTTGAGAATTGTAATCGCAGTACCAATAGCGAAGTTGGTCGTTGCGTCGGTTGGGATGCTAACCGTTTTAGCTGAGGCGTTGGACGTGAGAATAAGGACCTGATACTGATCCGTAGATGCCAGCGTGTAGGTCGTGCCAGACTGGGTATTGATGGTGTATTCAACAAGACCATTAGCGGCGGCCGCCGTCAAAACGTCTCCGGTCGAAAATGGAAAGCCCTGTGCCATCGTTGTCTCCTATAGTTTGCTTACGCCGATTATACCGTATGAACTATTCCCGATTATGAAACCTGCCAGAATGGGCTCGCTGGTGGTGAATGTGGTGAGCCAGTTTCGAGGCGTGATCTGGTGCTGGACTCCGAAGACCTGCAAGGTCTTGGTTATGGTCGAGCCCCCAGGCTGAATGTTGCTAATCTCGAAAGGAGCTAAGAAGTCGGTCCCGAGAGCTGCCTGAATGCCAGCGCCATAGTTAGGCGTGGTTAGGTCCAAGGTCATAGAGTCGATTCTAATATCCGTAACCGACCTATTGGAAACATAGGCCTTAGCCAGGTCAAGCGTGGCCGCATCCGTCTGATGGAGCAGGTTGTCTTTTGTGATTGTATGGGGGAAGTAAGTATCTATGCTGTCCTGGTCGGTTGCTACCTGGGTGGTTCCCCCAACCCGGGTAAATCTGCATGAATTGAAAATGAGCTTGTCGTCGAAACTAAACTTCAAAGACTTATAGGGTATGCCGCCTGTCTGGTCAAAGACGGTAGGAGTAGTTGTCAAAGCCTCTACAAGGTCGGTACGCTCGCGAAAGACAACCTCGCCCCTGGCGTCGATATAGACAGCGCCATACTCGGTGAATTCAACGTCCTGTAAGGCCTGTAGGACGGTCCGAAGGGTTCCTGGATCATCTTGGACGGTAATATCTCCGGTGTCTATGGTTCTCTGACCACCAGGAAAACCAATTTCGTCGAGGATTTGATTTATTCGCTGGCCGGTGGTGTCTCCATTGTTGGACCCGGTAACGTTGGTAATGGCTGACTTGTTGAACAAGGTAAAGGCGTCGGTGCATTGAATATCGACGTACCCGAAGCCCTCGTCTTGTGGGTAGGTATAGGCGTAGGAGAGCGTGTAACCGGCAAACAAAGGATAGGGGATACTGTTATACGTCGCTGTGACGATAAGCTTCCTAAGAGGCTGCAAAAGCCCAAAATAAGGCGATGCTGAGTTTTGAGGGTTCCATGAACCGTCTGGGTCGATAACGCGTACGGTTGCGGTTCCTGCGTTGAATCGGTCCTGGGTTAGGTCTCGGCCACGCTTGATATTGATCTGGAGCGTCTGGTTAGTGAGATCGACTACCTGGGAAGCTGTACCACCTGCACCCAGGACGCCGATACCGAGCTGGCTGATTCCAATCTGAAAGGGCGGCTCGAAGTTAGGGCCAGAGCTGAAATCAAACGATACCGTTAGCTGAATTGGGTACGTCACGCTGGCGTCACTCCGACAGTTCTAAACCAGCCGGTTGCCAGACCATAGGACGAAGCTTCGACGACAGCATCCACGATCTGCTTCTTTGTGGTATCTGGTAGGTCGCCGCTTAGGTTGCTAATGGCCATGTTGAGATTTATGACCTGCTGCTCGACTTCTCGGCCCCTAATGTCTGCCTCGATTCCAGAGCGTTCAGCCAGGGACTCAGCCAAGGTAGCTGCGTCGTTGCCCTGATTGATCCAGTCACTCAGCATCTTCACGCCTTGGTCTAATATGCCTTGATTCCCGGTTCTTTCGCCAAGGCTAATAAGGGATGCTGCTGCATCGCCCTGGGCCACGGTAGGCGCGGTAACGTTACCCAGTAGCGAAATCTTGCGGTTGAGCTCGTCTATAGCATCTAGCCAAGGCTGGAATGGGTTAGCAGGCTTGAACGAATCGGAAATCTCCCGAAGCTTAGCTAGTCTGTTCTGAGACTTCTCAAGCTCGTTAGATAGCTTTAGGGCCTCGTCTGCGTTCTCGGTAAGAATGGCTTTCTTGAGCTGTAGCCTCAGCTTTTCGTTTTCGTCCAGGCTCTTATTCTTGAGGGCAGCCTCAATATTGGCTCGCTCGGTGTCTAAGATTTCGCCAGCTTGGTTGATCTTTTCAAGAATCTTTCGGCGTCGCTCAGCCTCAGCCCTAGCCGCCCTGGATGCCTTGGCGATGCGCTCCTGCTCTTTTCGTATCTTTGAAAGTGCGTTTTGTTCTTTTAGCCAACGCTTGAGAGAGGCTGCAGATTCGTTTTCAATCGCCCTAATAGACTGCCTTTGAACTGGCTCTAGCAACTCGACTCGAGCCTGGGCCGCAAGGGTCCTGGTATCGGCAAGCAATTGATTGACTCGAGTAAGGTCTCCGACCAATTCTACGAAATTGCCGAAAATACCCTTTTTACCGTCTGCTCCGCCAGTAACATTTTTAGCAAGGACGCTAAAGCCAAGGATTACGTCAGAGGTTGCGCGGCCGAAGCCTTCCATTTTCTTTTGAGCTTTGTCGATGCCCTGAGATTGTCCAAGCAATTCGATAGACTGGACCAGGCTTTGCCCAATCATTTCCTTAGCTTCTTCTGAGGCTATTCTCAGTTTCTCGAGTTGACCTGCGTAAGTTGCGGCGGCTTTCTGGGATGATCCGGCAAACATTTCCTCGAGCTTGCCCTGGACTTCTTCAAAAGAAGCAGACGCGAGAAATGCCTTACTCAGGCCTGCGTTCAATCGGCCAAGGCTGGCGTTGTTGCCCAGATAAGCGCGTGATAGTGCGGTCGTGACGGTTCTAAGGTCTTTGCCTGTCGCCGCGCTAATGTCAAGAGCCAGGTTGAGAACTTCCTGAGACTTACCGAGGTTTCGCGTAGCCCTCAATAGGTCGCCCAGGGCAGGCCTCAAAACGTCGTCCGCGACTGCTGCGGTTTGGGATAGGCGCTTGATAAAGTCTTCAATGGCTGGGGACTGGAAAGCCATGCCCAGATTATTCATGGTTTGGGCTAAGGCGCTTGCGGCCTTGTTATCCTGCGTAAAAGCCTGGACTGCGGCTTTACCGAAGCGCGTTATCTGCCGGACGGAAAGAGCACCAGCGATAGTAATTCCAAGGCGTTGGAAGCCTCGGTTCAAGCCAAGCATGGACCTTTCAGCAGCTTTGAAACCAGCATTCTTGAACGTGCTAAAAATGGGTATATTTATCATGCTGCTTTACCTACTCTGGGATCGCTGACTCTTTGCTCGTATAGCGTTTTGGTTTTTCTGATCGCTAGCATAATTTTATCAATGGTGCGGCCCTGCTGGGCTTCATACGCAGCATAAAGGATGCGGCCGCGCTTGTTCTTGGTCTTGCCTCCCACGCGCTTTAGTTCACCGATATTGCGGTCCAGGGCCTCGATAAACTGAGCACCAGCTCTAGGGTTATCCGAATGGCTCTGCTTACGGTTTTGGTAAGTCCGATCCGTTACAGCGCCTACGTGCGGCTGGCCTTGCCTATTCTGGGTTCCTGCGGTTTCAGCGATAGCTCCGGCTGCAGACTTGCTCAAAAGGCTATAGGCCTGGACGAATCCAGACTTATTAGGCCGGGTGGACCTGGTGCTATATTGAAGATTTCGACGGACTACAGCACCGGACCATTTAGGAAAATTCTGCTGTCCTAGGTATTTGTTAGGCTCTGACCATTGACGCAAACCAGAGCCGGGACCGAATTCGTTAGGGACTCGCTTTTTAGCATCCGTGATAACTTCCTGCAGGGCAGAGCGAATCTCTTTATTTAGTTCCTTATACAAGTCAGGCGTAAATTGGCGCAGGGCTCTAAGAGTGTCGAGATACCCTTCGAGAACTACCGCCACTTTTGACTCCCTTTGACTTCTCTCTCAGGTAGGCGAGTATGGCGCGAAACATGCGCTCATCCATCGCTAACCATTCGCTCGGTGGGATTCCGGTTTCTACCGATAGCTGGGCTATCAAGTAGGTTGCAGAATCCTTATCTATTTTGGGAAGCTGTCCTCAATAACTTCCACGCTTTCGAGCGTAGCCACGAAGTCAATTCCAAAAGGCTTGACGCCAACGCCGGATCGTCTTAGGCATTCCCAAGCCAGCCAGTAGAGCAAGCCTTGTTCTTCGCGCTCACGAAAGGCTTTATGAAAGCCAATTTTGTGATGCAATTCAAAAGCGTACTCTACTGCTGGGGTGATTCTGTGTTCAGTTGTATTTCCGTCTGTCTGGACAATCTTGAGGCTCGCCATGTGGTTCTCCTACCAGGTTCCTGTATCGGCTACTGTCACAGCAGAGTTTACCGTAAAGGTAACGTCCTGGGTGCTCAAATCGCCAACCGCGCCATTGATAGGGGTAAGGTTGTTTACCAGAATATCGAACGTATAAAGCTTATTTCCATCCGCAACAGCTACGCTAGCGTCCTGGATCATCTTGACTGCGACGGTTGTACCGTATGCGGTAAGCAGGGTGTCAAGGATTTCGCCGGATGCTGTGTCATTGAGAAATGAGAGAGTGAGCTGTGCAGTCTGGAGTCCTGCAACGTATTGCCTTGCAGAATCGCCTAGGGCCGTGACCTCGAGCTCTTCACTTGTCATGGTAAGGGTTGCGGCGGTGACGAGATCGCTGAAGTCCACTCCGCCGATCTTTACACCTGCCTTATTATTCAGCGTAATCGCCATCGTTGTCTTCTTTCTTTTTGGGTTTTGCTACTGCCTTGGGTTTTTCGATCTGGCCGATTTTGACCAGAAATCTGGTGCGTTTATCCATGCTTAGCTCCAACTCGATAGGACTGAGACCTTTACTTCGACTACTAACAGGTCTCCAGAATTGAGGGACATGACCGCAGGCATGGCTACCTCGCTTACGTTGTATTTGAGCGAAGAGGCTGCCAGCTTTGTAAATAGCTCGAGGATGTAATCTTCCATCCCATTGAGGTTGCCCTGGTTGTCATATAAAGGCTTTGTGAGCATAACCTTGAAATTGACAAGAGGAGCTACGGTAATGTAACCGTTATTGCTTGGCACTATGTATGGGTCGTCAGGGCTGATAATGCAAGAGTTCGCGAGCACCATAGCAGGCGGAAAAGAGAACACCTGCCAGGTGCTCGCGCTTGCTAGTGCGGTTGCTAGCGTTGAGCGTAGGGTAGTGACTGCACTCATCCTACGAGGCCGCCCGGGTGAAGATAGTCTGCGATGAGACCTCTGATCCTACTGGTCAAGCTATTGCCCATTTTGTATGGGGCTGGAGTGAAATCTGGGGAAACTCCGCCAGTTTGTGAAACTGTCCTGGCCTGCCAAATATCTACTGCAATCATCATCGCAGCTTCCCGAACTTGTGGGAGCGTTGCGTAATCAATGCTAGTTGAACCAAAAACTCGGCCATAAGGCGCGATGCTGTGCTTTTCACGTGTCGTAATTTGAGCATTGACAAACTCAAGATAATGCTCGCCATTGTTCTTGACTGCTGTGATGGTCTTGCTGCCGTTGTAATGTTGACGCACGTTTTCAATGGTTACGACGTCGCCTACGACAAATTGTTGAACATTCTCGGCTATGTAGATACGGCCGGTCGTGTCTTGGGCTGAGATAGCAACGACGGTTTGCTCATTGAACCAAAGCTTCTCTTTTAGAATGTTCTCTGCTGCTTGGCAGACTTCTTCTACTACTGAATCTGCATAAAGAGTGCCAATTCCAAGATTAGTACGCAGTTCAGCGATCGTAACGTATGTGGCTGGCATCTCTTTCCTTTCTTGTTATGGGTGATCCCGGGCCGAGCCTCGTACCCGGGATCACTATTACTGAATGGGTTATGCAACCATCCACTTATAAGC